AGATTTCATATATGGTGATGAATCATATTCTTCTTATGCCATCAAATCTATTGAAAGTTCTAAATTTGAAGATAAATATGAAGATAACGATCAAATAGAAACGGAAGCAGATCTTATTTTAGATTTTTCAGAATCAAACCCATTCGGCAATTACTAATGTTAGGAAATTATTATTATCATCAAATTATTAGAAAAACAATTATTTCTTTTGGGACGCTTTTTAATAAAATTTATATTAAACATTTAGATAAAGGTGGAAACGACTATACTGAAATAAGAATTCCTCTGGCATATGGTCCTATTCAAAAATTTCTAGCTAGAATAGAACAGCAGGCAGAACTAAACAAACCAATAGGAATTACTTTACCTAGATTGTCATTTGAAATGACATCTATTCAATATGACTCATCGAGAAAAGCAAACATAACTCAAACATTTAAAGCATCTGATGGAAATAATTTAAAAAAAGTATACTTGCCAGTACCATATAATCTTGGATTTCAACTGAATTTAATGAGTAAACTTAATGATGATGCTTTACAAGTCGTAGAACAAATTTTACCTTATTTTCAACCATCTTTTAATTTAACTGTTGATCTAATTGATTCTATTGGTGAAAAAAGAGATATACCTGTTGTTCTAGATAGTGTAACTTTTACTGACGATTATGAAGGTGATTTTTCTACCAGAAGAGTTTTAATTTACACATTTAATTTTACAGCAAAAACTTATTTGTTTGGACCTATTGCTGATAGCACTGATGGTTTAATTCGTAAAGTTCAGGTTGATTACTATACAGGAACCGATACAACAACTGCTAAAAGAGAAATGAGGTATACTGTTGTTCCAGATCCAGTTAATGTTGATCCGGATAACGATTATGGATTTACCGATTCTCTTGAAATGTTATTTGATGGTAAAGAATATAGTCCAACTCAACAAACAGACGTTTAATAAATTATGAAAAATAGTTATGATAGTTTAGATGCGTCTTTGAATGTTGAAAGTAGTATTGTAGACGTAAAAAAAGAAGCATCGACTTTAAATATCATCGATCCAAAAAAAGATGATATTAAAAAAGATTATGAATATACTCGTGCAAATTTGTATTCTTTAATTGAAAAAGGACAGGAAGCAATTAATGGGATCATGGAACTTGCTGGAGAAGGAGGTTCACCTAGAGCATATGAAGTTGCTGGACAACTTATCAAAAGTGTTGGTGATGTAACTGATAAACTTATAGATTTGCAAAAGAAATTAAAAGAAGTAGAAGAAGATACAGTTAAAACTACTAATAATGTAACTAACAACGCAGTTTTTGTTGGTTCTACATCAGAACTTTCTAAACTACTGAAACAAGGTTTTCTAAATAATAAAGAGTAAACAAATATTTTAATGAGTTGGTCTGACAAATATAAAAGATCAATCAATTGTGATTCCCCAAAGGGGTTTTCTCAACGTGCTCATTGTGCTGCACGCAAAAAAAGAGCAGAAGGTGAATCAACTAAATCAAAATCTCCTTTCAATGAAATGCATGAGGTAAAGTCCCATAAATCAGTTAAACAAATTGCAAAGAAGCATCGTTTAGAAGTTTCGTTTGTAAAAAAACAACTTGAGATGGGAATTCCTATTGAGCACGAGCACACAAAAGACAAAGATCTTGCAACTGATATTGCTCTTCAGCATTTAGATGAAATTCCAGATTATTATACTCGTTTGAAAAAAATGGAAGCATCTGCTAAAAAAGAACATAAAAAGTTTAAAGATGTTTCTGAGGGAACTCTTCACCACTGGTTTAAAGGTTCTAAATCTAAAGGCGGAAAACCTGGATGGGTCCAAGCAGATGGTTCTCCATGTGCTAATGAACCAGGTGAAACTAAAACTCCAAAATGTTTTAGTAGTGGAAGGTTAAGAGCACTCAAGAGAAAGGGTAAAAAAGGAGAATCATTAATTGCAGCAGCAGTTCGTCGCAAGCGTGAAAAAGATCCAGGTCAACAACAAAAAACTGGATCATCAAAACCAACAAATGTTCCAACTTTTGCTAAAGGCAAAAAGAATAAAAATTACGTAAAAGCAGAACCGGGAATTAAAGAAGCAATGGAACTTAACGAAGCAAGAAAAGACAAACCTGGAAAGGGAAGTGGAACAAAAGATGCTTGCTACCATAAAGTAAAATCTAGGTATGATGTTTGGCCTAGTGCATATGCATCTGGAGCATTGGTTAAGTGTCGTAAAGTTGGTGCAGATAACTGGGGAACAAAATCAGAAGAAACTTCAATTGATGAAGGACAAAAATGTTGGCCAGGTTATAAAAAGAAAGGAACTAAAAAAATGTTTGGTAAAACATATAATAATTGTGTAAAAGTAAATGAGGAGAGAGAGATGATTAGATATTGTCCAAAATGTAAAAAGAACGAAACTCGTCAAGAGTGTAAATATGGAGAAAGATTTTGGGATCTATATTCTTTACCAAATTTCTTAGCAAAAGATTACGATCCAAATAAACCACATCCTGGTAATTTTCCAGAGTCATATGATCATGAGTATTCAATGGCTCGTTCTGAACTTTCTACAATCATTAGTGCGGCAAAAAGATTAAGAAATAAAATGAAAAAGGGTGAAGGTAATATTGAAGCATGGGTTCAATCAAAAATTACTAAAGCAGCAGATTATATCGATGCTGCAGCAGATTATGTTGATAGTGGAGAAATGAAATCTGAAAGTGTTGAGAGTGGTCCAATTCTTCCTAAAGAAAAAGGTAAAAGAATATTTCCTAAAGGACAAGAACCAAAACCAACTGGTGCAAAATTACCACCTCTCCAAAATGCCCATTATGAATCAGAAAATGATCTAGTTGAGTATTCAAACTGGAGAGCAGATTTTGGATTATCGGAAGATTGGCAGAAAGTCAATCGTCAAGACAAAACTGATGGATTAAGTCAAAAAGCTGTTAACGCTTATCGTCGTGAGAATCCTGGTTCAAAACTTCAAACTGCAGTAACTGAAAAGAATCCGAAAGGAAAAAGAGCAAAACGCCGTGCTAACTTCTGCCGTCGTATGTCTGGAATGAAATCAAAACTAACTTCTGCAAAAACTGCAAGAGATCCAGATTCAAGAATTAACAAAGCACTTCGTCGTTGGAACTGTAACTAAAATGAAATCCTTTCAACAGTTTATTTCCGAAAGCATCAATATTGCCGGAGATTTCAATGGAAATCTTTATATGAATGCATCCCAACCAGAGACAGCAACCGAATCTTTTCTTGCAGATGTAGTTTGGCAAGGAAGATTATATCGTATGGAAGTTGAAGGTAAGATGATGGATAAAAATCAACTTGCGGAACAATTGCAAAAAGATTATCCCGGAGCAATTGTTCATAACATTTATCCGGCAGAATCTACTTCTATAAAAGTTAAAAACGCAGAAAGATATAGACCAGAAAGATTATCTTGGAGTGATTGATAATGGCTCAGTGGAATAAGAACGAACAAGACTTCCTAAATCAGGAAAGGACTTTATTTGAGGTTTTTAATATTGCAGATCACTGGGGAAACCAGACAGACTGGAGACCCCAGTTTTCTAATAACAACAGACTCAAGACTGCACCATTCCAAACAGTTTTCTTTAATACATTCCAGTATGGTAAAGAAACTGATGTTTGGGATGAGAGAATAGTTGGTGTTGGAACCGCAACCTGGAATCAATATTCCAGTAATATAATTATGCAAGTTGGTGTTACTACTGGAAGTAAAGTTATTAGACAAACCAAGAATGTAATGAGATACATTCCTGGTAGACCTGCAACACTTGCATTTGCAATCAGATTGGAACAACCTCAAGTAGGTATTCGTAGAAGATTTGGGTTATTTGATGATAATAATGGAGCATATTTTGAAGATGATGGCGGAACATATTCTTATGTAATTCGCACAAGTACATCTGGTATTACTACAGAAATAAGAGTTGGTAGAGATCAATGGAATGGTGAAAAGTTTGATGGCAATGGTTGGACTGGTGTAACCGCAGATCCAACAAAACAACAAATGATTTCTATCAATTATGAATGGTATGGTGCAGGAACCGTAGATTTTGCTTGGTTGATGAAGGGAGAAACCATCAAGAGTCATACCTTTGATAATTCAAATGTAAATAATTTTGTTTGGTGTTCTAGTCCATTCCTCCCAATCCGCTGCGAGATTGAGAATGTAACTGGGGTTGCAGGAACTCATTATCTTTATCAGGGTTCCAATTCCCTAATTCAAGAAGGTGGAGCAGATAAACTTGGAACTCTTTTGAGTCAGTCTAATGGCATCACTGGAACTACAATGTCACTCGCAAATACTTTCTATCCAATTGTAAGTTTGCGTCTCAAATCATCTACTCTTAATTCAGTAATGCTTGTAAGATCTTTGCAGGCAGTAACGAATGATAATACCAATGTGTATTGGAAACTTTTGCAAAATGCAACATTGACCAATCCAAATTGGACAAATCACGCAGATGTAGATTCATTTGTTCAGTATGACACTTCTGCAACTGCACTTTCTGGTGGTAGAGATATTCTTTCTGGATTTGTGGTTTCTGGTGGTTCTAATTTAATTGAGATTGATAGACTTGCAGATTTACAGATTGGAAGATCTGGTATTGGAACAATTAGTGATACGATTACACTTGCTTGTGCATCTCCAAACGTAAACAAAGCAGCACTTGCAGTATTAAACTGGATTGAACAGAGGTAATTTACCATGTCTGATAATGTATATCTTGGCAATCCCAATTTAAAAAAAGCAAATACACAAATTCAATTCACTGAAGAACAAATCATTGAGTTCTTGAAGTGCAAAGAAGATCCTGTTTATTTTGCTAGAAACTATATCAAGATTGTTTCTCTGGATCACGGTCTTGTTCCTTTTGAGATGTATCCATTTCAAGAGAAGTTAATTGATAATTTCCATAAGAACAGATTTAATATATGCAAGATGCCCCGCCAGACGGGTAAATCGACGACTTGTGTTTCATATTTGTTACATTATGCAGTGTTCAACGATAATGTCAATATAGCTATTCTGGCAAACAAAGCATCCACTGCTAGAGACCTACTTGGAAGATTACAACTTGCATATGAGAATCTACCAAAGTGGATGCAACAGGGTATTATATCCTGGAACAAAGGTAGTCTAGAATTAGAAAATGGATCCAAAATTTCATCTAACTCTACTTCGTCATCTGCTGTCCGAGGCGGATCCTATAATGTCATCTTTCTTGACGAGTTCGCTTTCATCCCGAATCACATTGCTGATGACTTCTTTGCCTCTGTTTATCCTACTATTTCTTCTGGACAGAGCACGA